TCAATAGCGTAGGTCCAGCGACAATGTCTACCGTGGTCGTATAGCCGGCACCAAGAGTATCATTAGGAAGAAGCAAATTAACAGTAACATCACTGGCGTCAGCCGGTAAAGAAAAGTTGACGTCTTTTTCATAGTGACCCTCGTCTGTTGCTTCATTTAATTCGATAGTTGTATCGTTGATTTTGCACATCGGGAAACTGGAAGCAATGCTGATTATAACATCAAGAGTGCTAGTCGTACATGTGTCTAAAGCTGTTTGGCCAGAGACATCAATCCATGTCTTGGATGAAACTTCTTCATTGTCTTCATCTTGTGGAACAATATCCTTAATCATGATATTGCCGCCATAAGCCGCAAGGTTCAAAACCTCTTGCTGCGTCTTACCTAACTCTTCGATGAGACGATCCCAGTCCCAACGATCTGGTTGAGCTTGTTTCCACGGAGTAAGTCCACGACTCCGAGAAACACCTTCCCAGACGCTTTTCAACCAGTTACCCACGGTTATTTCCCTTCGGGCGGGCAGCACAATTACTACCCGCCCTGCTTTCAAAATCAGTTGTCACCAAGAATGGACCAAACAAGCGTAATCGTTCCACTGACTTTCAGAACATCGGCGGAAGTACCGTGATCGGCATCGTCTAGCGTCCGGAAATTGAGTTTGGCGACAACGGCCGATGACGAACCATCGTAAGTTGCGACCGTGCCATTTGCTGCGGACTCAATTGCGTCAGACGTCTTGGACGTCAAATCAACGTCCATCTCTGCGACGATATTCTCTTCAGTCGTAGAAAGTCCGAACTCAGTCTTATCACTAGCAGCAACAGTACCGACACCAATACCAAAATCGGCAGTGTCCGAAAAACCACCACTGCCACCAGTAACCGCCTCAAGATCCCCTAAGGGAAAGACAGCGTGTGCGCCAAGCATATTCACATGACCGGCCGGGAACGTATAAAGATTTTGCGTTCCCCAAGCACCGTCAGTCCCCGGTGTGGAACCGTCAGCCGACGCGATTGAAACTTCGTCCAAAGTGATGACAGTCTTATGAACAGCACCATTACCTTTTTCGACAACGGAAAGACCAGTCTTCACCACTACGGCACCGACACTATGGATAGCCGCAGAGTCTGTGCCGACGCCGTTACTATCAATTTTAGTTTGCGAAGCGGCCACTTCCTCTACAATTCGTAACCAGTCCCGCCAATCAGGAGACTTCTTCTGTGCAAGAGACATATCACGATTGCCGGTATCGCCATTCCAAACAGAACTTGGGTAAGATGCAGCCATTTTATTGTCCTCAGAGTTTTACTCAGTCGTCGCCAAGACACGTCCATAAGATTGTAAATGTACCAGTAACATTCAAAACGTCAGCTGTAACACCGTGATCAGCATTATCTACCGTACGAAAATTAAGATGGTGTGTAAGAGCAGTAGTCGAACCGTCAACAGTTGAGGATGTACCACTAGCCAAAGATTCAATTGCATCAGAAGTCTTGGCCGTTAAAGCACAAACAATTGCAGCAACAACATCCTCTTCGTCACCGCCATTAAGATCGAATTGCGTATCTTGGGCAGCAGCAACAGTGCCAACACCGATTTCAAAATCAGCGGTATCTGAAAATCCGGTGCCACCACCAGTAACGGCTGCAAGGCCACCGAGCGGAAAAACAATATGTCGACCAAGGACCCTGATATGTCCTTCCGGAAACGTGTAAAGCAACTGCGTTCCCCAAGCCCCATCAGCGGCCGGTGAAGCGCCATCTGTAGAGACAACGGCCATTGTGGCCATACTAATGACCGTCTTGTGAATAGCGCCATTACCTTTTTCGACAACTGAAAGGCCAGTCTTCGTAGCAAGCGTGCCGACACTATCGAGAGTTGTATCGTCAACACCGCCTGCATTATTATCGATTCTAGTTTGAGTTGCGGCTACTTCTGTAATACCGCGATCCCAATCTTGCCAATCGGGGGCCTTCTTCGGGGCATTGTCTGAATCACGATTACGAGAATCACCGTCCCAAACAGAACTTGGATATGAAACACCCATTTTATCTCCTTGTTAGTTCGCTTCACCGCGAACAGCTTTACTACCTTTATCACTCGAAGCAGCGTCTTGCGTTATTTCTTTTTCAGCACGAGCACCTTCACCTGGATTATCCGATTCATCTGGATTCCCGCGAGCGTCTTCACTTTGTGCTGCTTTGATTCGTTCGATTCTTGCAGCATGATCCTTAGCTGCTTTTTCTGGCTCGTCTTTTTCATAGCCTCTAGCAATTGCACCAGTCTCTAGGGATAATAATCCTCTTTCAATATCAGCATGAATATTTTCTGCATCGGATGACAACCACTTAGCTTCATCGATCTCATTCATAATCGTCTGAAGCTCTTTGGAACTTACTTTGGAACTCAGAAGAGTGGTGCTGATTTCTTTGGCAACAGCTTTCTGGAAAGTATTGCTTGGAACCGTGGCCATCTGCTCTGCGTAAGCACTAGCTTCTTTAAGCTTCTCAGAATCCGTCTTCAAACTGTATCGTTCAGGATAATGGACGGTGGCGATTTTATTATCATTTTCATAAGCACTATAAATTTGAGCAATTTGACGCTCTGCTTGCTCAAGAATTAGACCCAAGAAAGATAGACCGCTCTCCAAACCACGTTCATCATATTGCTTTGATTCAGCACTGGAGAACTTAGGTCGAATGGCACTGAGGGCTAAGTTGACTAAAGCTCGAATATCATCCTTCAGGTTCTTTTGTTTCAACATTGACGCTTCTAATGGTTCTGAAGAAGGATGAATGAAACCTGGGCGTTCCATACCTTTGACATAACGTCGACCTTGAATAGAACCTACTTCGACCTCTGCGCCTTCAGTATCATCACTGTCTTCACTACCTTTAAGATGTCCTGAACTAAAGCGACCGCTGTATTGTTCAACATAGAATGGATAATTTGCATGTAGTGAATAAGAAACATCAGCACTCTCCATATTTAAAAGCGCAATCTGATGATTTGCAATATCAGTGAGCATTGATCGTTCTAATTCCATTAAAACAAATGGTATTTTCTCTGTATCGAGAGTCATAAAACTTTCGGTTAGATCACCATTTATGGTAACCATTTGATCTTCTTCGTCGAAGAATTTAACCGTAACACCATCGTTTGTGCGTTCTAAAAATCGGTATCTTACAGACTCGACTGTTTCTGGGAGACCGTCAGTATCAAAGGTTTCATGTGTTTCCTGCAGAAGTAGTTTGTCAAATTCTAATCCTTCTTTACCTGGTGTATATACCCAATTACGTATCTGTTCAGCTTTGAAAACATACATGTACGGGTGCGCTTGATTTGCATCCGTCTTTGTTTGATTGGTTGGGAGTGGCGGCATATCAACATAAATACCAACTTTGCCTAGAAAGATCAATTCTGGTAAAACTTCACGCCCAATAAAATGATTCATGGTAGAATGTGCTAAATCTACGCCACCTCTAAGTCCTTCCATAACTTCTTGATAACTTATTGAGCCTTCAAGTCGTCTAATATCATCCATACGTTGGAAAATTGCATTTTTAACATCGATTAAAGCGGCTGTAGCAAAACCAGGGATGGGTGAAATGCTTTTTCGATTCGTAAAATCGGTATCGCCTTCACGGTCGCTGTAACGAATCATGTAAGCTTCTATGTACGCGTCTCCACCCTCCATCGTGGAACGAAACTTGTTCCAATCCTTAGCCAGGGCATTATAGTTTGGGTGTAAAGATGCCGCGATAGTCATTAAAGGAAGTCCCTTATATCTGTATTTGTGTTGAGCGAAGCTGCCAGAGGTAAAGCGATTTCATTATAACAACGAGCATGCCCAAGATGATCATCACCTATCGAAATATACTCACCAATAGGATTACCATTGGGATCTTTACGATATCGCCGAATTTGATTCTTGATATGCACGCGATACTCATTTGATAAATCTTTTGGCAGCGTAATAGTCTTATTGTGAAATCTATTAAGTGCGACGTCAAGCCACGAAGTCCTGTCAACGCTGACTTTGTGACTATCGTCGTCGTTATCTACGATGATTTGCTTTCCGCTTGCACCAACAGAGTAATAACAAAGCTTAACATGGCCATAGTGCTTCATAGCGAACTCGTACGCCAAACGACGTTCAGGTTGTGCGTCAATAACGCACATTATAATTTGCCATTGCCGCATTAACTGCGCTAATTCCGTAAAATCCAAAACTTTACCTTCAGCAAGTACGTCGCAGGTTGCATTCATATTGAGATCATTGCCAAATTTTGAGAAATTCCAGGCGCCTACTTCATAATGCAACCACGTACCTTGGTCAACACCCATTGTGATCAATCTATTTTCTGGGGCAGGATCACTTTTGATTCTAGGGCTTGTAGCTTCACTGATTTCAATATCAGTGACTTGGGCACCTTCAGGTACATGCGGCAGTCCAAGCTTGGAATTAAAGAATTCTTGTTCTTCTGCTTTATCAATTTGTGCCGCAAAATAAGATTCCGCTATCTTCCAGGGCTGAATAGTCTTGGAGTAAAGTTGATTTATATAAAACCCCCGCCGGTCTGCTTGTTTTTCCCCAAATGATTCCCAAGAGGCGTCTTTCAGAAAATACTCTTTGTCATCTTGAGGTAATGTACCACTGCACTCTTTGCAAATTAAATGAGTGCCTTTGATTTTAGGATCAAGACGATGTTCGCCCTCGATCTTTAAGCATTCAGGGAAAATCAATTCTGTTCGTTTTGAACAACAAGGACACTTAAAAGTAAAATGATCTTGTGTGGATAGAACAAACTCCTTATTGATACCGTGATTAGGAGCCGTTGGTGTACTAATTTTCCATATTTGCCAACTTGGTTGTCCAGAGACACGCTCTTCAGCCAAGCGGATGTTCTCTTGATTCATCTCGTCAAGTTCATCAAAAACAATAAAAGCAACCGGAATAGACTTCAAACCGCCCCGTGAATTAGATCCCCGAATATAAAGATTGGCAGAACCTGCCCGTTTGTGACCAACATTTTTCACATTCTGAAACAGGTTCTGCAAATGGGGACTTAATTCTAACGCTGCATCGAAACGCGATGCCGAAAAGTCGGACGCGTCAGGGGTTTTAGCCGGAAGTACGTACAAGCAGTCTTTGCGTTCAATATCAATTTTGAAGAAAGTGATATTAAGCAAAGCTTCAGTGTAGCCAAGTTGTGCCGCTTTTTGACCAATACAAGTTTGATGAGTAGCTTCATGCATACCGCGTAACCACGGATGGTAATCAAACTTCCACAAACCAGGAAATGGTTGCCCCATCATCCTGTAACACTCTGCCCAACGACTAGGCGTAGTTACAGCTTTGCGGCGTAAGCCACCAGCAACCGTGTTTCTGAGGGTTATTTCTAGCTCGTGCATCCTGATTTACAGTTAGCTGGGCGGGGAATGAAGAATCTTGGCATGTTTGTCCATCCTAGTATTAAGATAGTCAATGGCAAGCATTGGTAAAACACTCAAAGCAACCGTGGCAAAAACGTTGATTACAAAATCAAAGACGTTTGTTTTTGGGTAACAAGACCAAACAAGAAGGCTGACCCAATGGGCAAAACAGTATGGGCAACGAAAAATTTTATAGTCAAGTACTTGACGAAATCCTCTGAATAGACTACTTTGTGTAACCGTCATTGAGATCGCTGCTACGGCTAAAGCTATGATAATCATTGACTAATTAACTCCCTGTATCTGTCTTCAGTTTGAAGGCCAACGATCTTTTTAGGTTGTTCGCCGATTTCACGAACTACCAATGTTGGTGTTTGTCTAATCCTGAACATTCGAGCCTCTGGTTCTCTGATATTGATGATTATAACATCGTAACCCTCATCTTGTAATCGTGTGATAATCTTTTTTGCTTCTACACAAGGGCCACATGATTCTGAGACTACTAAGATTTCAGTGTTTGACTTGTTTTTCTTCGGGCCAAAGAGGTTGACCCTTTGGGCTTCGGCTGTTTGTACTGACAGTAGTGCCAATAGCAGTACCAATAGTTTTACCACAGGATGTACTCCTCTTCGGGTTTTGGGAACCCCTTGTACAAGCTAAGAGCGTAAGAATCGCCAAATTTACGGCAATGACTATCTATGTGCTTAGCATCAATCCATACGCTGCCATCAGGTTGGCCGTGAGTCTTAGGACCACTACCATAATGTTCGCCGTGACTATTGATTAAGAGAGCACCAGGACGCTTACCGTCAACAATACCGGCACCGCACCAAGAGTGGTACCATTTTCTTTTTGATGGTTTGATGAAACCATCGCTGTCGCGACGACTATTACTACCACCCATTGATGCACAGAATAGAACCGGGTAACCCGCGGCTATTGCGTCTCTGAATTCAATCCAGGATTTGACTTGTGCATACTCTAAGAGTGGATGTTCTTTGGCAATCTCCAAAAGTTCCGCAGGTACTCCTTTATGGTCCCACTTAATAGTTAAAGCTTTGGTGTATGACCTGAGGTCGTATTCACCGTATTGTTGTTTTAGTAGGTTACCGTACTTGTTAAGGTACTTAACGACCCATTCAGCACGCATACCATTTTGAGGTTTTGATTTTGGAATCAAATTCCTACCACCGGAATAAATCATATCTGTATTTGTTTCAGCTACCCAACGTTCTTTTGTCTGTTTGAGTGTCATTTGAACAGTTGTAAGAATATCGAGAGCGGCCCCTGCAGCCATTGCAACACAATCAGCCCCGAGTTGTTTGCGGGGAGTCCAAGATTCTTCTGTTACGTGCTCGAATGTTTTCCACAGGCAAGCTAATTTGTTCTGACCAAAATTGGTTAAATGTTTGGCAGCTTGCCCAAAGGTTCTTTGTACGTAAATGTTACCACTAGGAAGCCAACCGTCATAAAAATATCTACTATTATATGTTAATGGTGCTGCAGCTGCTATTGCTAAAAATTCTCGTCTATTCATTGAATTGATCTCAGAGTAGCTGCAAGGTTGAACCAAAGTTCAATATGCTTATCGACTGTTGCTTCGGTGTAATTTGCTTTAAGATGGGCCGAAAAAGCCAATAAGAAGGGTTTGTAGGCTTCGAGGTGTGAACCAAGGATGCCGCGATTACTTAAGGCAGTAATTTTGACAAGGTCCGTGACCTCTTCGTGGCCGGCACTGGCGACGCGCTCAAAACTCTTGGCTAACTTTTCAAGCATGATTGGGTCGGCATTAGCGGGCAGCCAGCTTTTGACTTTGATTTTGAAGGAATTGATAATGGCTGGAGCTCCTGTTTCAACAATAATTGTGATTGCTTTCAAAGGCATAAGAATGCCATCTCTTGTGCCCGCAATAACGAAAATATATTTACCTGGGGCACCCGCACAGAACAAAGCCTCTTGGCCGTTTGTAATGACTCTGAAGTTCTTTGTTTCTGGAATCACCTTCCACTGAAATGTATCGCAGTTACTAGCGATTACATCAATTGTAACCATTTCTCCAATGGCGCAGGTCTCCGGTGCTTTTACAATCAATTGCATCTTGGGTTCACCATCAACAGTCTCTTGGTTGAAAGTGATTTCGGTTTTCTTTTGATAATAAATGGTGCCATAAGTTACAAACCCAAGAATTAAAATAGCAAAAGCGATATGTAATTTCTTCATGAGACTACCTTATACTTGTGAGAACTTTGAACGCTAACAAAATAAATAACGTCCATACAATAATCTGAATAAGAATTGCTGCTAAATTGTTCTTCATTGAATTAACCTCGCAACAAGGTAAAATATCGCTGCGACAACAATAGCAAGACACGTCCAAACTACGATGTTAACAAGATCTTTCATTTAATACTCTTCTTCGTATTCAACCGAAGGTAGACGTTCAAAGCGCCCATGACACTAACAACTCCGGCTGCCACTGCTGGATTAGCCATAATCCAATCAGTACCTTCAAAAACAGCAACTACACCGATTGCTAAAGTCAACATATTAACAATCATGGTTCGAGATTGGTACCACCTCTTCATTAGATATCTCCAAGAGCCTTAAGAATCTGTGCACTGATTATGTCTAGTACTTTTTCATCGGAAATTTCGTTACTAATTATTTCAACTACTAATTGTGCAAACTGCATGACTTGATCTTTGGAAAGCAAGTTGCCTAGTTTGGAGTCAAGTCTATGACAACTTGAAACTAGCTTCTCTGATTTCATAACCAAGTCAGCTAGCGGGCCGGCTCTGAGCAATAGCTCAGATGTATCGTCACAAGAGTTGACCATCTCTTCGATTAGAAGTCTTAGAATCGCAACTTCGTCAGTCAAACTAGTCAAGTGATTAGAATTCCCAAGTTCGGCTGCTCGGACTTGGAATTTTGCTAATCTATAATTTTTAAGATTCTTACGTTCTTTGTTCTTTTGTTCCATGGCTCCGCCATGGACAATACAACATTTACTGTTAGGTACTGCTTTAAGATTACACTGGCCAGAACGTGTATTTGCTTGGCAACGGAGTGGATCATCTTTTTTGACCCTTATAAATCGTTCGTCACCCATATTTTCCCTTTGATTTCAAAATCGTTGGTCGCGTTTTTAGCCAAAAATATGCAAACTTTTTTCTTAGAGTCTCTACCTTATAATACGGAATCTAATGCAAGAATGTGACGGAAAAAATAAATTTTCTCGGGATATCTTTTGGCTAAAAATGCACCCCATTGTTAGCCAAAGGAGCTTATAATAACCCCACCAGGGAGGGGTGACCTGCAACCCGGAAATAACCCCACCACCGTTACAATCAGACAGAAACACCCCTCGAACGGGGAACCAAGAACCCCCGAACGAGGTATCAACACCCCTCGACTGGGGCAGCTCTGACCCTCGGAGGTGACGGACCAAATGATTTGGCCATCACAACCACCCCACCTTCTGGGTGGTTGTACAGGGTTCAGGTATGCAGGATAGTGTTCAAA